GAACGTTTAGATTCTGTTCTTGGACTCAAGAAGCCAGTCAGAGCACCAATTCCTGATTCAGAATTAGAAACTGAAGATGAAGGTCGTGGTTACTTTGCAGAACAAGCAGCAGTATCCGAACCAGTAAAAGAAGTTGCAGCAGTAGAAGAAGCAACATCTGATGAAGATGATGAATCTCTAAGTTATTTCTCTCGATTAGTTAATTCTTAATTAGTCGAAGGGAGTACAAAAGATCTCTACTTAGAAAGAGTGCCCTTCTGATACATAGTTAAATTTTCTTTACCCACCGTTCCCATAAACGGTGGGTTTTTTTATACTCCAGACAATCTTGGATTATATGTTCCTTTCAATCTTTTTGCAATAAAGTCTGACGACTCATCGTATTCCATAATTTCTCTGTGATCGGTAATATATGTGTTTAAATATTCTGGTCTTAATACCTTAATTCTTCTTTTTTCGTCATTCAATTTAATTTCATAATCATAATTTGTAACTGCAACTGCAGGACGGACTAATATTTCTCTATTTGAATAATTTTTATATTTGAAAGTAAAATTTGCATCCACTTGTAGTCCAGCTGGAATTATAATTCGACGATATTCATCTAATATTTCTCTTGTTTCATAATGATGGATGCCCAGTACATTTTCTTCAGATCCATATTTTTCTAAAACATGAGCATGTAAATCATTATTAGATAAAGGCCATTGATCTCTTACGTTAATGATATTATTTGATGTTAATACTACCCAATCTAATTCGGGATCATCATATAATTTTTGAGCAACCATATCAGGTCTCATACCATCTTCAATTTGATAATAATTAAAAGCAGTGATTGCCTGATCAACATCTTCTCTCAATTTTGCTCTTTTAAAAATATTTTTTACAATAATTCTATCTTCAACTTTATTACTGCGAGGCAACAAAGAAGGATGTGCTATGTTTGGTAGTTCGTCGAAATATGCCATTAGTAACCTACTGCATCCATTGGTACGGGAAGAAGATCTGTTCTTTGTGGATCATAGTTAAAGTAGTTGTCATCATAATCTGTATCGAATATTGGTTCAAGTTCATTAAATCTAAGTGTTAATGTAATTGCAACTGGTTGACCTTTTTCGTAGGCATTCCACATACCTTCTGGTGTATAGTTAACTGCAGCACCAGTGCAAGCACAAGTTTTAATACGAAGAACTGAGTCGTTGCGATCTAATATCTCATAAAAATCACTATCAGATCTTCCTGTTTTAAAATGAATGTCAAAAATATTCGGTGCTCCTAAAAAGTATGAAGCACCACCACTCTGAGTACCAGCTGCTTTTTTAGGTGCCATACCTTGCTTAAAGAAACGAAGTATGTTATTAATTCTAATTCCTTCTTCTCGGCTACGGGGACTCATTTTCCAAGAAAAAGTAAATTCCCTGAGTGTAGGTGCATTAAAAAGTAAAGCAAGATTACTATTTGGAATTACACCTGCTCCTCTTGAAAGAATAGATTCGGGAGATACTTGAAGACCTATAAAATTAAGCAACGCAGACCCTACCACTGATTGACCAAGTAAATTAATATTTGCATTTTTTCCACTTGCAATCTGACTTAAAACATCTCCTCCTGAAGATACTGCAGTGGTAAGACCTTCTTGAATTCCCTTACTAAATACTCCAAGTCCTCGCATTATTTCTTCAAAAGGTTTATTAGTATCAGCAGTTTTTATAAAATTAGCTAAACCATTAAGTGTTTCTCCCGATGCTCCCATTGCTGCTGATGCAACAGCAGCAGTTAACGCATTAAGTTGATCAGGCCCCCAAGAGACATTATTTGAATCTACTAAACTATTACACATTGGTAGTTTTACTAAACCAATTGCTTTTTCTTTTGGTGTGCCTGAACGAACTCCACCTAATAATGTAGCACCAGCTTGTTTAATTCCTGCTTGTAACCTACTTTCTCCTTCTTCTCCTTCTGGAAAGAATATTCCTCTTGATGGTGCTTTATATGTAAATTGATTGATCATCATATAATCTTGAGTATTACCATAGTCAGCATCAATTGGATATTTTAAATTTCTCAAACTTAATTTCTGTAGTATATGATCTACTTGCCCAAATTCTAAGTCTTTTAGTGGATCGTCACTAGAGGCACTAGTATCATCTGTAATTGTTGAAGCTGTGCTTACTACAGAGTCATTCATATTTAAAATGGATGGGTAAACCACTCCATCAGCATTTGATAAATCTCTTTTCCTAACTTCTCTTAGAGTTATTAATTTTAATTCATTTTCAAAAGCACTTTGATTACCAATTGGAAGATACTGAGCAGAACCAGGTTGGTATTCTCCATTTTTCCATAAAGACCTACTTCCTTCACCACCAACTTCACTTGGAGGCCCTTCCAAAACAACCTCTAAATGTCCTGTATTTGATAGATAACTTTTTACTTGAGTATCAGCAGTTATACCTGATATAATTCCATTACCACCTTGAGTTTGATGTGTTAAAATATCACTGCTAAAATTAAATTGCTGTGCTCTTTCTCCACTGGGAAGATCAATATATGTTCCGTTTACGTCTGACATTTAATTACTGTTCCAAGCCTTTTGTGGTGATACCTTCTGTCCGTATTTATCAGAGAAATTTTCAGTTACTAATTGTGCGATATTTTTATACTCTTCTGGGTCAGGTGGAATGATAAAAGTATCTCCCATATTAGCAATAAAATAGCGATGTAAAGTCTTCTTTGGTAAGATTGCACCTACTTTGTTTACCAAACCCTGTGCAATACCACCACGATAATTTGGATTTAGATAGTGTAAATTGCTACCAAGCATTTTATCTTCCTGAAAATCCATCACATATACAAGTGGTCTACGATCATAGAAAGGATATTTTTCTGGAAACGATGCAGTATATGTGAAGAAACAAAGTTCTCCAACTTCTGGAAAACGAGTCTCTGCCACCTGAGATAATTCTGTATACAATTCATTCGCATACAAATCTGGACTTGCATTTGCTTCTCCTTGTGTTCTTTCTCTTATTGTTTCTCCAATAGTCATTTGATACCTAGATTATCTTCAGTCATAATTTTAAATTCAAAGTTACGATCAGCACAGAACTCTCGTGCTGCTTTCCACTTTGCTTGATTCACTGCGTATGTTTTGACTGAGTGAGCCCATGCCTTGGTTCTCTTCTTTGGATTCACGTTTGGCATCTTTGTTTCTTTCTTTGGTTTAACTTCGACAACCATAGTTCTTTTATTTCCTTTTTTATCAATATACTTAACAAAAAAATCGGGAAAGTAACGATGAACACGATTATCTATTGGAGAACGGTAAGGAATCCAGAACTCCTCTGACTGCCACTCACTGATTGTTTCATTTAAATCGCAGTAGTTCATGAATTTTCTTTCCCACAAAGACCTATAAATAATATTTTGGGGATCCCCTTTATACTTTTTTGGGTATCTTGGGTAATATTTTCCTTTATATGACATACATATATTATCAGGATCAATTTAAAAACTATTTAGATGGCAATAAAATCGGAAGACTTATATTTAAGTATACCCAATGCGAGTCCAATATTTTCAAAACTTGCGATATCAAGTCAGTTTAAGGTATCGTTAGATCTTGTTCGTAGAAGTCAGATAGGTGAGAATCTTGGTTTATATGAATACTTAACTAATTGTGGTTTGTTTGAAGATACAAATTCTACATCTCAAAAGTATGATTTCTTATGTTCTGACGCATCATTACCAGGTTCAAACTTTAACATTTCAGAAGAACTTGGAAGTCGCCAAGGAATGACAGAGAGATTTGCGTCAAGAAGAATCTATAATGAATTTGATTTAACTTTTTACATTGATGATGATTATAATGTATTACGCATGTTTGAAGAGTGGATGAATTTTATTAATCCAATTTATAATGAAACAAATGGTAGATATGATGGTAATGAATCAAGCCAATTAAATGCATATCAAGAAAGAAACTCATATTCAAGATTTAGATATCCAGATGATTACCGAAGAAAGATAAGAATTACTAAATTTGAAAAGGATTTTTTACAAAATCCAAATGATAAGAATAATACATTCAAGAATATGCCACTGTTGACATATCATTTCATTGATACGTTTCCAGCCAACATTAATGCTGTTCAAATGTCTTATGATGGAAGCACGTTTTTACAAGTTACAGTTACTCTTACTTATCTAAGACATACTATTGAAAAACATGGTAATGTACAACAATCAGTAAGAGAAAGACTTATTGATAATCAGTCAATTCAAGTCAATCCACTCAGACCAAAGAGAGTTGGAAGTGAATTATCAGTTCCTATGAGTGATCCGAAACCAACTGTTCCAAAAGGATATGTAAGTGGTAAACCATATTATGGGCCTATTCATATTCATCCTGAGACAGGTTTAAAGATGGTTGGTGCAGAACATGCTCCTTACCCACATGCTATAGTATATGATACTATTGGTGAAAGTTTACCCGAAAGTGTTATTATAGGTGATGTTGTTACAGAAATAAATCCTGCCGAGGGACAGCAACAAGATAATCAACAGCAACAACAAGATAATCAACAGCAACAACAAGACACTACACCACCAGCAGCACCAACTAATCTATCAATAACCACTGGTCAAGATGATAATACACCAACATTTACAGGTAATGCAGAAGCAAATAGTATGGTTAAGTTATTCAATCAATCTACATTACTTGGTAGCACAACAACAAATGCAAGTGGAACATTCTCTATTACAGTTTCTAGTCCGTTATCAGATGGAACGTATACATTTACATTAACAGCAACTGACGCTGCAAATAATGTTTCTAATTCCTCTGGTATTACATTTATAATAAACACCAATGCTGGCGGTGGCAACCAAGGTGGTGGTCAGCAAGATGGCGGTGGTCAGCAAGGTGGCGGTGGATATCCAGGTTATGGTGCCTAAAACCCTGCTATATACAATACTGAATAAAATATTATGCCTTTACCAAAAATAGCGACCCCGACGCATGAGTTGGTTTTACCATCAACGGGTAAAACAGTAAAATATAGACCTTTTCTTGTCAAAGAAGAAAAAATTTTGATTCTTGCCTTAGAGAGTCAGGATCCAAAACAAATTTCAACTGCGATTAAATCGACTTTGAAATCTTGTATTCAAACAAGGGGAATTAAAGTTGAAGATCTTCCTACATTTGATATTGAATATATTTTTCTAAACATACGTGGGAAATCTGTGGGTGAATCTGTAGATGTAATCGTGACTTGTCCTGATGACGGTGAAACAACAGTTGAAACTCAAATTTATATCGATGAAATTCAAGTTCAAAAAGATGAAAAGCATAATCGTGATATTAAGTTAGATCAAAATCTAACTTTAAGAATGAAGTATCCATCTTTAAGTCAGTTTGTTCAGAATAATTTTGATATCTCTGATCAAAGTGCTCAGACATTTGACGCATCTTTAGATATTATTTGTTCTTGTATTGATGTTGTTTACAGTGCAGATGAATCTTGGGCAGCTGCCGATTGTACAAAGAAAGAGTTAAGTGACTGGATAGAAACTTTAAATTCAAATCAGTTTAAACAAGTTGAAACTTTCTTTGACACTATGCCGAAGTTATCTCACACGATTAAGGTTACAAATCCTAAAACAAAAA